ACAGACACAAAAATATGATTGTTATTGCAAATTAGTTAAGGTAAATAAACAAATGAGGTTGTGGTAATGATACAAGCACTTATTGGTCCAGCTACAAAGCTGTTAGGAAAATTCATAGAAGATAAAGACACTAAGAATAAGATTGCTTTTGAGTTAAGCACGATGGCAGAGAAACATGCTCAACAACTTGCACTCGCTCAAATAGAATTAAATAAAGCAGAAGCTCAATCTGGCTCTCTGTTTAAGGGCGGCTGGAGACCAGCAGTTGGCTGGACATGTGCAATTGCTTTTCTATATCATTTTATTTTAAAAGATTTAATAATATTTGGCTGTGCAATGACTGGTGTGACAATACCAGAGCTGCCAAGTTTTGATATGGGTACACTTTTAACTGTCCTCGGTGGTATGCTCGGAATCGGAGGACTTAGGACATATGAAAAGCAAAAGGGTTTAACAAAATAACGCAGGATTTATTTAGGCATTTAAGGATACATGTTATGAGTTTATATAAAAATATACACAACAAAAGAAAAAGAATAAAAGCAGGTAGTGGTGAAAAGATGAAGAAAAAAGGATCAAAGGGCGCTCCTACTGCTAAAAATTTTGCAAGAGCAAAAATGACAGTAAAGAAAAAGTTTACGTAAAGTTTTGATATGGTAGCAAGATTACATACAATAAGAAGAAAACTAGCAAAGAAACAAAAGCTAGGTTTTAGCGAAAGAGCAAGAGCTGTGAACAAAGGGCTGATACCTAGTAAAGCAAAGAAAAAGAAGAAAACATAATGTTTTGGGTTTATGTAGCAGAATATTTAGCAAGGAGGCAAAAATATGAATATAGATGTTTTGAGGGAAGAGATTGCCGCAGACGAGGGATGCGTCATGAAGATATACAAAGATCATCTTGGATACTTAACCTTTGGGATTGGGCATTTGGTAAAAAAGACAGACGTAGAACACGGATTTGCTGTAGATACACCTGTTTCTAGAAGAAGAGTAAACACTGTGTTTGCAGAGGATATTGCTCTTTGTATGTCTGATTGCCAAAGATGGGTTAAAGGTTTTGATGATTTACCAGAAGAGGTGCAACATATTTTATGCAACATGATGTTTAATATGGGGTTCACAAGAATGAGTAAATTTCGTAAACTAAAAGCAAATATAGAAAAAAAGAACTGGTCTGGTGCAAGCGAAGAGATGAAATCAAGCAAGTGGTATACACAAGTAACAAATAGAGCAGAAAGATTAGTTAAAAGAATGAAAGCGGTAGGAGAATAAAATGTTATCAGCAATACTGAGTTTAGCGGCTCCAGCAATACTAGGCCCAGCAGGTCTTGGTTTATCAATAAGCCCGATGGTTGCAAGTGCAATAGGTGGTGGATTAGGCTCATTATTGCAAGGTGGTGACACAGAAGATGCTTTAAGAGGTGCTGCACTAGGCGGACTTGGTGGGTTTTTAGGTGGAAAACTAAGTGGAGGTTCAGCAGCAATAGGTGGTGTAGACCCTACTCTTGGAGCTGGAGAGCTTGCTGGAGGAGCAACTAAATTTATACCAAAAGATGTTGGAAGTTATGCTGATTTAGTTGCCGCTACTGGAGGCCCCGCAACATCTGGTGTAGGTGCTGGTTTTATGTCCCAATTAACAAGACCTGAAGCTATCGGTGCAGGCATAGGTGGTTTAGCAGCTGATGCAATGATGCCACCACAATATAGAAAAAAAGAAGAAGAAGACAAGGAAATGCCAAGAGGCATGCCTATTAAAAACACATCTATATTTCCAGAAATGGGATATGATGCCGGTAAATTAGGTGAATTTGATTACAGAATACCTAAAAATTATGCTGAAGGTGGCGATTTAGAAGCTGATATTATGCCAATGGATGCTGGTATTGGCGGAATGACTAAAACAGGCATGAATGATAAAGAGTTAATTAGTAGCGCGATAGATGTTCTTCAGGGTGAAATTATAGAGCCTAGTCAACAAAGAGTAATATTAGCACAATTTGTACAAGAATTTGGTCAAGATGCACTACAAGACTTAATACAGAAAGTTCAATCTGGAGAAATACCTCAAGTACCTAGTGAAGGTGATGGAATGGTGAAGGGAGCAGGAGATGGAATGGATGACATGATCCCTGCAAACTTAGAAGGTGATCAAGATGTGCTTTTAAGTGACGGTGAGTTTGTGGTTCCTGCTGATGTAGTAAGCGGCATAGGTAACGGCTCGTCTGACGCAGGTGCAAATAAACTAGAGGAAATGATGGATAGGGTGAGAGAACTTAGAACTGGAGGCAAAACTCAACCACCTGATATTCCAGATGAGATGATGTTGCCTGCATGATATGCACAGCAGTGCCTCGTGAGGCCGTAGATATAGTTTGGGCTGATGTTAGCGGAATGTTAAATAAAGCCATAGAGACAAGCAAAGGTAAGTATCATATAGATGATATTTATGAAGATTTAACGAAAGGATATTATAATCTTTGGTTAGTAATAGATAATAAGAGAGATGAAAAAGTGATAGCAGCTATAACAACAAGAATAATAGAATACCCAAATAGAAAAGCTATGGCTATGGATTGGGTAGGTGGAAGAAGAATGACTGAGTGGTTGCCTATTGTTATGAATAGATTAATTAGTTTTGCTAATGATTGTGGATGCAGTCATTTAGAAGGATATGGCAGAAAAGCATGGATGAAAATATTAAAAAAATACAATTGGAAACCGGAGTATATAGCTTATCGTATGGAGATAGATAATGGGTAAAGGAAGATCAAGAGCGCCATCGCAACCAACAGAACAAAATATAGTACAAAGTTCACTGCCTAAATATTTTGAACCTTATGCTATAGACATGATAAAAAGAGCTGAGGCTGAGTCTAAAAGAGAATATACACCATATAAGGGACAAAGACTAGCTGATGAAAATGAAGATACTGCAAGATCAAGACAGATAGCTAGATCTGTAGCAGAGGGAGGTATACCCGGACTTACACAGGCATCGGCAGGAACTACAGCTGGAATGAATAGAGCATTACAAGGCATAGGTTTTCAGTCACAAGATTTTGACTCAGATCAAGCTCAAAAATATATGTCTCCTTATTTGCAAAATGTTCTTGATGTACAAAAACAACAGGCAATTTTAGATTTTCAAAGAGGTCAGGCTGGAAGAGATGCGGCTGCTGTAAAAGCAGGTGCATTTGGTGGATCAAGAGCTGCCGTTCAGCAAGGTATTGCAGGTCAAGGGTTACAAGATAAGCTTGCAGAAATACAAGCGGTTGGTCAACAAAAAGCATTTGAACAAGCACAACAGCAGTTTCAAAGAGATAGAGAAGCACAATTAGCAGCAGAAAGACAAGGTTTATCTGCGGCAGAGAGCTTGTCAGGTCAGTCAGCGCAATTAGCTGCATTAGGAGAAAAAGCTAGAGCAGGAGATATTGAGTCTGCACAATTATTAGAAAAGATAGCAAAAGATAGACAGGCAAGAGAACAAGCAGGATTAGACATAGCATACGAAGATTTCATTAGACAAAGAGATATGCCTAGAGAAGATTTAACATTTTTATCCTCGATACTTCGTGGAGTGCCAGTTCAACCATCAACAGAGACAACTAAATTTCAACAATATGATCCTATAAAAGATTTATTAGGAACGGGTATTGCTGGGCTTGGTTTATATAGAGGAATAACAGGCGCATGATGAATGTTATACAAATACAAGATGATTTAAAGAATTTTTCAGAAGATCAGTTAATAAAAGAAATGCAACAACCTAGTGGTTCTGCACCTCAGTTTTTAGTATTATCAGAGTTAAATAGACGTAAAAGAGTAAAAGGTGAGTATGCTGCTAGGCAAGCACAAAACGCCCCTACAGTAGCTGAAGAAGTTGTGGCATCTGCTGGTGTTCCTCAGTCAGGAATGATGGGTATGTCAGAGGCTATGGCTCCTGCAAGCGTAGAATCTGGTGGCATAGGTGCAATGATGCCTAAAACAATGAAAACAGGTGGAGAAGTTGAGTCTTATGCAAATGGTGGCCTGATAGAGGGTATTGCAGATAATGTAAATCAAAACGCTCAGGCTTTGCAAGGTATACAGGAAGCTACAATGCAAAATGCTCAGTTATTAAGAGATCAAATGAATATCGCAAAAGATAATGATCCGGGTCAAACGCCCACACCAAGTAGACCAATTAGACAGCCAATGCCGCCCACTCCCTTCCCTTTTAGGCCTACTGTTCCTTCTTTTCCTATGCCTTACAGGCCTTTTGATCCTCAGCCAATAAGAGGTCTAGGGGGAAAAGGTAGGCCTAGACCAGTTGCAAGAGATAGACTTGCTGGAATAGGTTCTTTTATCGCAGAACCTCAGTTGATGGCAGAAGGTGGTGTGATTAGAGCATCTGAAGGATTTGCTGGCACAGGAAGAAGTTCCGCAGACATATTAAAAAAATTAGAAGAGAGAGATAAAGCAAAATTACCAGTTGATGACGATGTAGAGAATATATCTGAAGATGTAAACACAGAAGATGATAAAAAAACTACACAAAATATAGGTGGTTATACTATAGAGCCTAATATAACAGGGTTACAAACAACAGATAGTATAGAACAACAAATAATAGATCTTCAAAAAGGTTTACAAAGAGGAAGAGACTTAGATAGAAATTTAGCTATAGCTCAAGCTGGATTAGGTATATTAAGTTCTGATAAACCTTTGGCTCAAGCTATTGGAGAAGGTGGCATGAAAGGATTAGATGCATTTAGAGAAGCAAATAAACGATATTCAGAGGGTGTTATAGACTTAATAAATGCTAGAGCAAAGTTAGC